GCCGAGGAGCGCCACGATCACTACATCATTGTGGCAAAGGCTAATGCGAACCGCCCGCCATTAGTAGTAGATAAGAACCTGCAGCGTATCTTAGACCAGACTGCCGTATACAGCGGATGTTATGTAAGGGCAAACATCAACTTCTATGCATACAACTCGAACGGCAACAAGGGAATTGCCTGCGGACTGAACGGCATTCAGTTTGTCCGTGATGGAGAGCCATTAGGCGGTGTACAGGTAACAGCAGAAAGCGCATTCGGAGACGGCTTCGAGTTCGCAGAGGATGATGTAAACGACATTATTTAAGCAGGGAGGGAGGCTATGAAGCACTTAAGTATCGACATTGAAACATCTTCGGATGTGGGCATTAGAAAATGCGGAGCATTTAAGTATGCAGAGTCGGAAGCATTCCGCATTATGCTCCTAGCCTATGCCTTCGATGATCGGCCTGTAGAAGTTCTCGACTTAGAAAAGGGGGAGGAAATGCCCCTTTTTCTTTTACAGGCTTTACAGGATAAAGAGGTAATCAAGCACGCATACAACGCATCTTTCGAGTGGCTTTGCTTAAATAGGGCGGGATATGAAACACCTATAGAGCAATGGCAATGCGACATGATTCACGCCATGTACTTAGGGTTTCCTGCGGGACTCGAAGCTACAGGAGAGGCTGTAGGGCTTCCGGAAGATAAGAAGAAGCTTGCGATAGGTAGGCAGTTAATTAAATACTTCTGTCTCGGTCCTTATAAGCCTGATGCAGATAAATGGAATCTCTTTAAAGACTACAACATGAAGGACGTAGAAGCAGAGAGGGCGATAGAAAGAAAGCTTTCTTCCTTCCCCGTTCCGGAGCTTGAATGGGAGAGATGGAGACGGGACGTTCTTATGAACTATTACGGCGTAGGCGTAGACATGGATCTCGTAACAGGAGCGCTTGCTATTCAAGAGGAGAGTGTGGAGCGTCTTACGAATGAAGCTGTAGCCTTAACCGGTTTAGAGAATCCAAACAGCCCAACGCAGCTTATGGAATGGGTAAATGCAGAAGGCGTAGAGCTTAAGAGCATACAGAAGAAAGATGTCCAGACCGCTTTATCCGGAGAACTTCCTCCTAATGTACGCAGGGCTTTAGAGATACGGCAGCAGCTAGGGAAAACATCGGTAAAAAAGTACGATGCGATTCTAGCCTCAGTATGTAAAGACGAAAGAGTTCGAGGTATTTCCCAGTTCTATGGTGCCAGTAAGACAGGACGGTTCAGCGGGCGACTTGTACAGATGCAGAATTTGCCCCGTAATTACTTGGAGCCTTTAGCTGATGTTCGGGAGATTGTGAAGGCAAGGGGCTATGAAACGCTGGATCTAATCTATCCAAGCATTGCAGACACGCTTTCACAGCTTATCCGTACTGCCTTTGTCCCTAAGAACGGTAAAAAGTATGTTGTTGCAGACTTCTCCGCGATTGAAGCAAGAGTCATTGCATGGCTTGCGAGGGAAGAATGGGTAAATCAGGTATTTGCGACACATGGAAAGATTTATGAAGCGACTGCTTCTCAGATGTTCCATGTTCCTATTGAAAAGATTACAAAAGGAAATCCGGAATATGCACTTCGGCAGAAAGGTAAGGTTGCGACTCTTGCCTTAGGCTATCAAGGAGGAACGAACGCTCTTATCTCTATGGGGGCTTTAGACATGGGCCTAACAGAAGAGGAGCTTCCGGAAATCGTCACCAGATGGAGGAATGCCAATAAGAACATTGTGCGTCTATGGTACAAGGTCGGAGAATGCGCTCTAGCTACTACTAAGGATGGAAGGGCGAGAACTTACAACGGATTAATCTTTAGGCTGGAAGAGGATTTAAACAATGGCCTTCGTTTTCTCACAATCGAACTACCGAGTAAGCGGAAGCTTTTCTACTGTAAGCCCTTTGCCGGAGCAGGACGGTTCGGAAATGAAGTCTTAACCTTTTTCTCTCAAAACCAAACTACGAAGAAATGGGGAGAAGAGCAGACCTTCGGAGGGAAGCTTGTGGAAAACATCGTGCAGGCCATTGCCCGGGACTGTCTCTGCGTAACACTGGATAGGATAGCGGAACGCAATTTACAGCCTGTTTTCCATGTACATGATGAAATAATTGTGGAAGCAGACGAAAGCCTTACAGTAGAGGAATTATGCGATATTTTCGCCATTCCTATACCTTGGGCAAAAGGACTCATTCTTAAAGGAGCTGGATTCGATGGATACTTCTATCAAAAGGATTAGTACGGCCAAAAGCCGAAAAAGTAAAGATTGGAAAGAAAAGGCCGTCACTTGGGAGAAGTTCCTTGAGCTCTTTAAAACTCCTAAGGTCGGCAAGGAAACAATGGACGAGTATCTGGCGCTTTCTAAGGACAGGCAGGACGCGCTTAAGGATGTCGGAGGCTTTGTAGGCGGTACTTTGAAAGACGGTATCCGGAAAGCGCAAAATGTACTTAGCCGGAGCCTTATCACTTTAGACCTTGATAACATGGCAGAGTCGGACACCGATGATGTTTACCGCGCGTTAGATCTACTTGGCTACAAGGCGCTTGTTTACAGCACGAGAAAGCATAAAACTGCAAAACCCAGGCTACGAATCGTGTTCCCTTTAGAAAAGGAATGCTCTAAAGAAGAATACGAACCTATAGCAAGAATGTTAGGCAGCAGAATAGGGATTGACCTTTGCGACCCTACGACATTCGAAGCATCCCGTCTTATGTACTTCCCTTCTATCTGTAAGGGAGCCGACTATGTCTACAAGGCTTTTGACGGTGAAGAGATAAATGCTGAGAAGGTACTGGGGCTATACCACGACTGGAAGAACATCGCAGAGTGGCCAAAGTGCCAAAGTGAGAACCTTCTCATTAGACGGGAAATTACAAAGCAGGGAAACCCTCTTGAGAAGTCCGGTCTTATTGGGGCTTTCTGTAAGGCCTACGATATCCCCTCAGCTATAGAACACTTCCTAACAGGGATTTATCTTCCGACGGATAGACCGGATAGATGGACTTACGCAGACGGAAGTACGACAGGCGGTGCAGTTTTATACGACAATGACACCTTCATGTACTCCCATCATGCTACGGATCCTATCAGTGGAATACTGGTAAATGCCTTTGACCTTGTGAGGCTCCATAAGTTTGGGGACCTTGACGAGAAGGCCAGTCCGAATATAAAGGAAGAAAATAAACCGTCATTTAAGGCCATGTGCAGTTTCGTAAATAATGACACTACAGCAAGGACTACTTTGGACCTTGAGCGCATGAAGGCCTTTGAAATGGTAGACACGGAAGAGGGAGGCGAGCCGGAAGATCTCACGAAAGAAGACTTGTCTTGGATGGCCAAACTGAAACGGAATGAAGATGGCCGTGTGCTTCCCACCATCCGGAACTTAGAGACCATCATGCAGAACGATTTCAACATCAAAGGAAAGATTTACTCCGACTCCTTTACCGGGCGGAACTACTGCGGAGGTACGGTGCCGTGGGATAAGACAGGATATCACGAGTGGACTGATGAAGATGACTGCGGGCTCATTGGATACATTGAGACCTTTTATGCGGTTTACCACAAAGACAAGTGTTATACCGCTTTAACGAACGTACTTAGGAATAACCGAATTAACTCCGTAGCCGATTATCTGAACTCCTTGTCATGGGATGGCGTAGAGCGTGCAGAGACCCTCTTTATTGACTATTTAGGTGCAGAGGATAACTGCTATACAAGGGAAGTAACTTTAAAGACCTTGCTCGCCTGCGCTATAAGGGCATACAAGTTTGGCGCGAAGTACGATAATATGCTGATTCTTACCGGAGAACAGGGGATAGGAAAGAGCACCATTCTGGAAAGGCTGGGAAAGGATTGGTTTGCAGACTTTAAGGCGAGAACCGTCGGAAAGGAAGCAGAAGAAGCGATTGCCGGGAAGTGGATTGTAGAGATGGGAGAGCTTGCAGCCCTGAATAAACAGGAGTCCGAAGACATCAAGCAGTTCCTATCTATGAAGAGTTCCTACCACAGAGAAGCTTACGGACGGCGAAGCATAGAGCACAAACGAAAATGCGTGTTCTTCGGTACCAGTAACAAGGATGAGTTCCTCCGGGATGAAACAGGAAACCGAAGATTTTATCCTCTACCGGTAGGAGTGAAGAAGCATAAAAAGAACATCTGGAGAGATCTAACAGGCGACGTGATAGACCAGATATGGGCAGAGATTGCCTTTAAGATTGACTTATGTGCAGGAGACTACGACGCGCTGCAATATCAAGTACTCAGCGAGGAGAGCAGTAAGATTTTGGCAGGGCTGCATGAAGAATTTATGGAACAGGATCCTATTCAATCTATGGTAGAGCAGTTTGCTGTTACTGAGGTACCGGTTAAATGGATGGAAATGGATATAGCGCAGAGAATCACCTTCTTAGAAGGAAATATGACCTATGACGGGGAGCTTATGACTCTACCGTATATATCTCCGCAGAACATCCATTGTGAGCTTTTAAAGTTGCCGCTGGGGAATTTAAGGCGGGCAGAATCAAACAGATATATTAGGTGCATTAAAGCAATGAAAAATACAAAAAAGACAAAGATGGAGGATAAAAACTATGGTCAGGTGAGATGTTATAAGGTATTGAAATCCTAGTTTTAGGAGTCAAAAATTTAGGGACTAACATTATAAAAAATGATGATTTTAGGGACTAGCGGGACTAACATTGAAAATTTTGTAAAAAGTTAAAAAAATGGAATCAAAAAAAGTTAGTCCCGCTAGTCCCTAATTTTTAAAAGTTAGTCCCTAAGAAAATCAAGTATTTATGCGGTTGTAGCTATGATTAGGGACTAACGGGACTAATATTTTTAAAAATAAAAGATTATAGAAGTTAATAGCAGTAGGTAGTAGAAACATTAAAAATAGTATATATACGCACGTATTTAATAGAAAAATAGAAAAAGGATGTGCGCTGTGCATATATACGCGCGTGAGGGATTTTTTGGTCCGTTGGTCCCTCAGACACAAAACGGAAGGGATGTTTATGTTGGAAAAGGATACAGAAAAGAAGTTTAAAAGTGCGCTGGAAGCGAAGGGTTGTTTAGTCTACAAATTCGCTTCCCCAAACTGTCGAGGCGTTCCGGATAGAATCGTGATTACGGACACCGGTAGAGTTCTATTCGTTGAACTTAAGACAGAAAAAGGAGTTCTTTCTAAACTGCAAAGAATGCAACTTAAAAAGCTTCGGGATTTCAGGCAACAGACTTTTGTTCTTTATGGCCTTCCGGAAGTAGAAGAATTTGTAAATAATATTGATGATTGGAGGTGATGCCGTATGAAGTTCATTCCACATAATTACCAAGCGATGTGTATAGACAAAGTCGTACATCAAAATGCTGTTGGTCTTTTCTTGGACATGGGCTTGGGTTAGCAAAACAATTATTACCTTGTCTGCCATTGAGGAATTAAAGGATAGATTGGAAGTATCCAGAGTTCTCATTATTGCCCCGAAGAAGGTAGCGGAATCGACATGGACAACAGAGTCCAAGAAATGGGATCACACGAAGGATTTTAAAATCTCTAAAGTTATGGGTTCACAAAAGGAACGGCTTAGGGCTTTACAGACTGCTGCAGATATCTATGTTATTAACCGGGATAATGTTATGTGGCTCTATCAGACTTTAGGGAGTGACTGGTTCTTTGATATGGTTGTGGTAGATGAGAGTTCAAGCTTTAAAAACCCGCAGTCGCAAAGATTTAAAGCTTTAAAGAAATCACTTCCGAAGATCTCGAGAGTCGTCTGTCTTACTGGAACTCCCAGCCCTAAGAACCTTTTAGACCTATGGAGCCAGATATATTTACTGGATCGGGGAGAGAGACTCGGCCAATTTATCACACATTACCGGACGAGGTATTTTGATTCCGACTATTTGGGGTATGACTATCGACCAAAGAAGGGCGCAGAGCAGGCCATCACCAAGAAGATCTCCGACATTTGTATAAGCCTGAAAGCGAAAGACTATCTGGAGCTTCCCTCTATCGTCTATAACGAGGTACCGGTTGAGCTGGATAAGAAAGCCTTAAAGGCCTACCAAGACCTAGAAAAGAACATGGTTCTATCCTTGGAGGATTCGGAGATAACTGCGGTATCTGCCGGAGTTCTGACAAACAAATTATCGCAGTGTGCGAATGGTGCTATCTACGATGAGGATAAAGTAGTGAACCATATTCACGACTGCAAGCTGGAACGCTTTACAGAGCTTGTGGAAGAGTTGAATGGAGAGTCTGCATTGGTCTTTTATAATTTTAAGCATGACAAGGATAGGATCCTGAAAGCTTTGGAGAAGTCGAGCTTAGAAGTTAGAGAGTTTAAAAGCCCTAAGGACGAAGAAGACTGGAACAAGGGTAAAATTGATATCTTACTTGCCCATCCTGCGAGTACGGCCTACGGAATCAATCTCCAGTACGGCGGAAGGCATATTATTTGGTTCTCGCTACCTTGGAGCTATGAGCTGTATGCGCAGGCGAATGCCCGACTCTTCCGGCAAGGACAAGAAAAGCCGGTTATCGTGCATGAGCTGATGTGCGTGGATACCGTGGACTATGACATTAAAAAGTCCCTCTCTGAAAAGGGGCAGAATCAAGAGGATGTACTGAGAGCCTTAAAAGCAAGGCTTAGAAAGGCGGGCAATGGAGAAGAAGACACTTGAACAATATTTAGACGCGTGCGAGCTGATAAAGGAGACAGAGGAGAGAATAGCCGGGTTAAAAGAGGCGAGGACAACCCTTATCGACAAAACGGAAGGATCCAGCCCCGAATATCCTTGGATAAAACGGAGCTTTAAACTCGAGGGATTCCCGGAGGAGGAAATGGATCTCATCAGTAAAGAAGAGTACCTCCTCTATATCCAAAAAGCCGATGCCTGTAATTTGAAACTAAAGGTAGAGAAATGGCTCTCCACTACGCCCATGCGGATTCGGAGAATCGTACACCTTAAATACTTCGACAATTACACTTGGGAGGAAGTCGGAATGCGATTATCCGGATGCAGCGGGGAAAGTGTGCGTAAGGAGCTGGAGAGGTACCTTAAAGAGAATTTTTGAAACTTTGTCCGTTTTGTCCCGTATTGTCCGCTTTTAGTGTGATAAAATGTAAAATGACGAAATTGGTTCTATTCCTCCATATCGGAGGAGGACTCGCGCCCGGGGAGAAATCCTCGGGCTTTTTGTATGCCAAAGAGAGGAGGTGGAGTGTGGCAAGACCAAGGAAAGAAATAAATCAGACGGAGTTTGAAAAGCTGTGCGAACTGCAATGTAGCAAAGAAGAAATTTGCGGCTGGTTTAACATAACGGACAAGACCTTAGATGCGTGGGCAAAAAGAACATACGACGAAAGTTATTCCGAAGTTTACAACAAAAAGCGGGGTCCGGGGAAAATATCACTCCGCCGGGCACAGTTCAGACTGGCGGAAAAGAATGCGACTATGGCGATATGGCTCGGGAAGCAATATTTAGGACAGCGGGACAAGGACGAGGGGGAGACGACAGATAACGATGTAGTGTTGCAGTTTATTGAAGGGATGAAGAACCGTGATAAATTTAAGCACGAAACAAACTGAATATCTCGAGCAAGCAAAACGGCGGTGGAATATTAAATCCGGAGCGGTGCGTTCCGGTAAATCGTTCGTAGATATCACGGCGGTAATCCCGGAAAGAATCATAGAGCGGATAGGTAAGCCCGGTCTTGCGGTAATCCTTGGGGTATCCAGAGAGACAATAGAGAGAAATGTACTAGAGCCTATGAGGGAGGTATACACCGTAAAGCGTGTCGGAACGATTAACTCGCGTAACATTGCAAGGATATTTGGAGAAGATGTTTACTGTCTTGGAGCAGAAAAGGTGTCGCAGGTCGCCAAGATACAAGGCGCATCTATTAAATATGCATACGGTGACGAGATAGCCAAGTGGCACAGGGAAGTATTCCGGATATTACAGTCTCGACTGGATAAGCCTTATTCGTGTTTTGACGGCGCCTGTAACCCGGAGCATCCTACCCACTGGCTTAAAGCATTTATAGATTCGGATGCGGATATGTATCTGCAGGAGTACACGATATTCGATAATCCACATTTACCTAAGGAATTTGTGGACAATCTCTGTAAGGAGTACAGCGGGACAATCTATTATGACCGCCTAATTCTTGGACGCTGGAAGAGAGCCGAGGGAGCAATATACAGGAAGTTTGCTGATGAGCCTACACTGTTTAAATGCGAAATAGTGGACGCCATAGATCCTAGTGCAAACTGCAAGCAGTTTCGCAAGGAGGATATAAACAGCATTGAGATCGGGCTTGACTTTGGAGGGAACAAGTCAGGGCACGCATTTGTGGCCAGAGGGTATACAGACGGATACCAGAACCTAATCATTCTTGCCTCGAGGAGAATCAAGGTAACAGATACCGGAGAGGCAATAGATAGTAACAAGCTGGACAGGCTCTTTATTGATTTTGTCCGGTATGTAGAAGAGACCTATGGCATGACCTCTTATGACGGGTACCATAACTTGGAGAGTGTTTACTGGGATAATGCAGAAAGTGTGCTCGGCATGTCTATTCGTAACGCGGTTGAAAAGGAATTCCCATTCATCATAGTTCGTCCGGCAAAGAAGGATAAGATTAATGATCGTATCAACTGCATGCTTCGCCTTATGGGTGCTAGGCGGTTTTGGATTACTGACGATGCAGAGACCGTACAAACTGCGCTCTCTGATGCTGTATGGGATAAAACAGAGGAAAACGATATACGTTTGGACGACGGCTCCACGGATATAGATAGCTTGGACGCTATGGAGTATACGTATGAACGCGATATCAAGGAACTGATAGGGGTTTAATATGTTTGAAAATATAACAAACTGGCTGAAAGGAGTAATGGGTAAGATGTTCGGTTACAATATCATGAAAGGCATAGCCGGGCGAGATATCACAATGTCCCAGCCTATGATTGACGCAATCAATCTGTGGAAGGATATGATATGCGGTGCAGCAGATTGGATTAACGAAGATAAAGGAATTACATCTCTTAAGCTGGAAGAGTGCATCTGTAGAGAATTTGCGGATATTGCTCTTGGAGAGATGGAGGCCGGTATTGATAATCCGGTATTGGACGTCATGCTCAAGAACGCCATTCGAGACCTTAACGAGAATTTACAAGACGGGCTTGCGCTAGGTTCTTTTATCCTTAAGCCAATAGGAGACGGGCGGTCGGAATTCGTATCAGCGGATAAGTTTGTGCCTATTGCCTTTGATGATGAGGGCAAGCCTTCGGACATTATGTTCTTTACCCGTAAGAAGGTAGGAGAGAACAGCTGGTTCACGAGGGTAGAACGACACTATTTTGACCATAACCACAATCTTGTTATTGAGAATCGGTGCTATCGTTCCAGCTCGGAAAGCATGATAGGATCGCCGGGGAATCTTGCGGACATAGACGAGTGGGCGAACATTGAACCGGGACCCATTGTCTTTCCCGGAATGACAAAGAACGATTACGGATACTTCCGTGTGCCGCTTAAGAACAGAGTAGACGGCTCTCCGTGTGGTGTTTCTATCTATTCGGCTGCAGTATCGGCAATTAGAAAGGCGGATATCCAGTACGGCCGTCTTGATTGGGAGTACAGCTCCGGAGAAAGGGCTGTCCATGTAGATGAGAGAGCACTTCGTCACAAGGATGGAAGAGTAAAGCTTCCGGAAGGAAAGCAGAGGCTATACCGAGGGCTGAATCTTGAGCAAAACCAAGGAGAGCTCTACAAAGAATACTCTCCGGCTATGAGAGACGAAGCCTATATCAGGGGACTTGAAAAGACTTACCGAAATATTGAGTTCATTGTAGGCCTTGCTTATGGGGATTTGTCAGACGCCTCAGAGGTAGATAAGACCGCTACAGAAATTAGAGCCTCTAAGCAGCGGAAGTATAACCGAGTGAATGCAATCCAAGAGAACCTCCGAGATTGCCTTTCCGACTTTGTGGACGCCCTTGCTTTCTACAGCGAGCTATATACGACAAAGTATGAATTCTCCTGTGCATTCAATGACAGCATCCTTACCGACGAAGAGAGCGAACGCGAACAGGATCGCAAGGATGTTGCTATGGGCGTTATGGGACTTGCCGAGTATAGGGCGAAGTGGTACCAAGAGGACGAAGAAACTGCTGCTGCCAATCTGCCTGAGCAGCCGTCCACTATAATGCCGTGAGAGAAAGCTATAGCTCAGCCCTAGCGGTAGGATTAGAGGCAAAATATCGGAAACTCGAGCAGGATGTTATGGCGGATATAGTTCGTCGTATACAAAAAGCCGGTAAGATAACCAGCATGGCAGACTGGCAGTTAAACCGTATGCTTATGCTCGGGAAAAGCACTAGCGACATAGAGAAGATAATTGCCTCGGCTGTTGGGTACAACACCGAGGAGGTAGAGAGGCTGTATGAGGAGGTGATAGCCAATGAGTACACAATCTACAAGCCACAGTATGAAAGAATCACGGGAAACTTTATTCCCTACGCGGAAAACTATCAGCTTCAACAGATGGTAAAAGCAATAACAGCGCAGGCAAATGAAGAACTTTCCGGTATAACTAGATCCTTAGGATTCATGATTGGAAAAGGAAAACCTGTATATAATTCTCTTTCTGAGATGTACAACGGATACCTTGATCAGGCAATGATTGGACTTACATCAGGAGCCTACGACTACAACACTTTGATTCGCAGGGTTTGTAAGGAACTTACAGACAGCGGGCTTAGAACTGTAGACTATGCCTCCGGCTGGCACAACAGAGTGGATGTTGCAGCGCGCAGGGCAGTATTAACAGGAGCCTCCCAGTTATCCGGTAAAATTATGGATATGAATGCCGAAAGCCTAGGGGTTGAGAAATTCGAAGTATCCTGGCATGCCGGAGCAAGACCTGACCACGCTGCATGGCAAGGGAAGGTTTACACCAAGAAGCAACTTGAGAGTATCTGCGGCCTTGGAAGCGGAGGAGGATTGCTCGGTTGGAATTGCCGGCATGAGTATTACCCATTCTTTGAGGGCTCCGAGCGAACATATACGGATAAGTGGCTTGAGGAGCAAAACGCACGGGAGGCACGAAAGAAGGCCTTCCGTGGCAAAGAGTACAACGCCTATGAAGCCACGCAGAAACAGCGACGCATGGAAACAAATATGCGCGCACAGAGAGAAGAGGTCCAACTCTTAGAAGAGGGAGGAGCAGATTCCGAGGATATTACTATCGAGCGGTGCAAATATCAGGCACAGCTTGATGAGTACAAGTCATTTTGCGATTACTTTGGATTTCTTGAACAGCGGGAAAGAATATACTATGATCTAAATGGGCGAATATCCCCCAGCCAAGCCACCTACAAAGAGTGGAAAATAGCAGAGGTTAATAAAAATATAGTCACTATAGATAATCGCAAAATTTCCGAGTTTTGTTTAAAACCCGGAGCAAAACACGCAGATGAGTTCTTTTCTGTTGGCTATACGAACAGTATAAGCGACCAGAAGCGGCTAAGGAGAAATCTTCTAGGGCAATATGACCGAAGCAAAATAGAAACTACGGAAGTCTTGCCAGAAGGAGGACAGCAGTATACAATCCTAATGATGCTTGGCGTCGGTAGAAAAAAAAGGACGTTTAGAACTGTTTGGAGAATAGACAAGAGCGGCGCTATGCCGAGATTTATAACCGCTTATAGGATAGGAGGTTAATGGAATGTTTAAGTTATTTGATAAGGTTAGAGTAAAGAAGAAGAATATTACTGGAGTGGTTGTTGATGTAACCCGACAAGGGGAAAGACAGTGCTTTGTAGTAGAGGCTGATAATAGAGGCAAGATTGAAGGAGGAATAGGGGGAGAAAACGACTACGCTATTCTTGATTGTATGTCCGAAGAACTCGAACATATTTAACATTCTATACCATATTAAATCGGCACCTTCCCATTTGGGAGGGTGTCTTTTTATTGGTCTGGAATCCGAGACCTTAAAGGCGGACTATTCACAGGGCGCTGGTTAAAGCCCTAAAACAACCTATGTGTGAAAGGAGACACTATGAAAACCGAATTTTTGAAAGAGCTTGGGCTCGAACAGGAACAGATTGACAAGATCATGGCTGAGAACGGAAAGGACATTGCTGCGGAGAAAGCCAAAACGACAAAGGCGGAAGGGGAGAGGGATAACTACAAATCCCAGCTCGATACCGCAAAAGAGAGCCTTGGGAAGTTTGACGGTGTGGATGTTGAAGCGCTTAAGAAGCAAATCACCGATTTGCAAAGCGACCTAAAGAAAAAGGATGATGAGTACACCGCCAAAGAAGCAGAGCGTGCATTCAATGATACTCTGTCCGGAGCGATTACTGCTGCGGGCGGTAAAAATGCGAAGGCCATCATGGCAATGCTCGATATTGATTCCCTCAAGGCATCCAAAGATCAGAGTGCTGACATTAAGACAGCCCTTGAAGCTATTCGGAAGTCTGATTCCTATATGTTCGGCTCAGACGAGCCACACAAAAACGCGGTTGGGAGAACCGGAGGTAGTGAAAGCGGTAATTCCGCTGATTTCTCCACTATGAGAGCACTCATGGGACTCCCGGCAGAGAAAAATTAACTTAATCAACGGAGGAAAAAACAATGGCAAATGCAATTCAGTTAAGAAAGTTCTATTCCGAGGCGCTGGACGAGGTTTATAAGCTTGCGTCTTTAACAAGTGTCCTCGACGGAGACAACACTCTGGTAAAAGAGGGGGCTAATGCAAACGAGCTGCTCATTCCTAAGATGTCCATGGATGGACTTGCGAACTATGGAAGAAACAGCGGGTATGTAAACGGCTCCGTGACTTTTGAGTATGAGACTAAGAAAATCGGATATGACCGCGGAAGAATGTTCACCGTAGATGCTCTGGATGAGATGGAGGCTACACCGGTATTCTCCGCTTTATCTGCGGAGTTCGTTCGTACTAAGGTTGTTCCGGAGCTCGACGCATACCGCTTAGGTACTTACGCTTCGAAGGCAGGAATTGGTTCTGCTACCGGAGCACTGGCAAACGGTAAGGCGGCGATTGATGCGGTTATGGCGGCAAAGAGTGCTATTAAGGATGCAGAAGCAAGCTTGGATACAGTTTACCTGTTCATTAAGTCCCCTCTTAAGGATTTAATTGACGGGCTCGATACCACAGCAAGCCGTGCGGCACTTGACGGATGGGCTGGCATTATTGAAGTTCCTTCTTCCCGTTTCTTTAAGACCATTACCCTTAACAACGGTACTACAAGTGGACAGGAAGCCGGAGGATTCAAGGGAGCCGGAGCAATCAACTTCCTTGCGGTAGATAAGAGAGCGGTTATCCAGTTCCAGAAGCACACCGTAAACAAGATTATTACTCCTGATCAGAATCAGGATGCAGACGCTTGGAAGTTCGGCTATCGTACTGCAGGAATTGCAGAGGTAAGAGACAACAAGCTTCCCGGCATCTACGCACACACAGCACAGTAAGGAGAGCCTATGCAATACGCCGAGCATGCGTTCTACCGGAGCGAGTATCTCGGCGACCGTATAACGGACGAAAGTACCTTTAATCGGCTCGCCACAAGAGCCAGCGCAAAGCTGGATCATTACACTATGGGGAGAATCAGTCAGACGGATTGTGGAATTGCAGTCCGGCTGGCTGTTTGCTCTATGGCTGAGATTCTGTTCTGGGAAGAAAAGAGGAAAAATGCCCATGAAGGGCGGGAGATATCAAGCGAATCCAATGATGGGTACTCTGTATCCTTCGGAGGCTCCAGTGAGATGGATATGGCGGCGTTTTCAGAAAAAAGCCTATATCAGGCAGCGTATGCGTATCTGTCCCAAACCGGCTTGATGGACTTTGGAGTGTAACAGTATGGCAGACATTACATTATTCAACGCGCGATATGACGCGAATACCAGAACTGAGGTATTTATTCCGACAAGGATTAAAGGGGCCTCTTACTATGAAAGCGAGGGTGTCAGTGCAAATGACGGAGTTTGGACGAATCAAAGCGTATATAAGCTACGAGTGCCTTTAATCAGTTCAGAGATTGGGAAGGAATATCTCCCGGAGAGAAAGTATCGCGAAGCAGAAAATGCAGAAAGATACTGGACTATCCGTAAAGGAGACTTTATCCTTCTTGCTCTCTTAGATAACGAAAAGGAAAACTATACAGGCAAAGAAATTGCTAAGATTTCGGAAGAGCTGGGGCTTAAGCTGATTACTGTGACAGAATACGCTGATAATACAGTCCGAGGGAGCGATATCGTAAAACATTGGAGGATAGGAGGCGCATAATGGGCGCAAAGAGAAATTTCTCGGACGTCAATACTCCGGCTTCGTTTGTTCAAGAAGGTAAAAATCTTAAATTTGGGCTCAAGTGGAATGAGCATTTCGGAAAGCAGAAACGCGCCGATTTCATCAAGGCGCAGGAAATAGTTGACAGCGAGTGCCTTAGGTATATGGACAAGCTGACTCCCATGCGTACAGGAATGATGATTAAGAGTGCCACGCTTGGTACCGTAATAGGCTCCGGAGAAATCAACTACCTTGCGCCGTACGCAAGGCGCCAGTATTACAACAATTCCGGAGGCTCCCCGGCGCATCCGCAGGCAAGAGGGATGTGGTTTGAGAGCATGAAGGCTTCTTACCGGGATTCAATATTAAAGGCTGCTGGAGGGGCGCTTAGAAAATGATAGATTCAATCATACAGGGCTTGACCGATTATTTCATGAAATGCCCCTTACTAAAAGACGGGGTATTCCGAGTAGATGCTCTTGGAAATGAGGCGGTGGAGTACACAATAGAGACCGGAGTCGTATCTCCGGTTATTCAAGAATACCTTGACGGCTCAAGTATTCGTCAATACAAATTTAACTTCGGCTCCCGCGAGTATTACTCTCTGGACAGATTTGAGAACATCCAGAACAGTACATTTTATGAGAATCTCTGTAACTGGATAGAATCTCAAAGTAAAGCGGGGATTTTACCGGAAATGCCGGAGAAGTGCGAGGCGGAAAAACTAAGAGTAGATGCACCGGGCTATATGTTCGACGCTACTATGACAACGGCAAGGTATCAGATTCAATTGACACTACAGTATTTTAAGGAGGTATAAGATATGGCTAGTGCAGACAGAAAGGCATTAGTCCGTAATAAAATTGCGGATTATATCAAGGTTGGGGACAAGTTTGAACTTATGGGAACGGGATTCAAGAGTGTAAATGAAAGTCCTTCCGCACAGACTGATTCAACCACTTACATCAATGAGACTTCAAGCTCTACTGATATTATCGGATATGAGACTGAGTTCTCCTATGAAGCAGACCACATTCCTTCTCAGGTGGCCATTACCGCATTATGGAAGGATGGACGTGATCATCACACCGGAGGGGATGCACAGCACGAGTATATTCGTGTTGATTTGTATAATCCTATCGGCAACCCTACAGAAACAGCAGCACTTTTCAAAGCGCGTAAATTCATCGTAGCAAACGAGGTTTCCGACTATGAGGGAGACGGAGGAGAGAAGGTATCTGTATCCGGTACCTTGCATGCTGTAGGGGACCCTATTCAGGGGAAGTTTGATACAGTAACAAAAACATTTACCGCCGGAGACTTCAAGGGAGCCTACGACGCATAATGAACTGATTACAGTATTCTGACCATACGGCAGAAGCTGGGCAGAGGAGAGGCAATCTAACGAGGCGGATTGTTTCTCCTTTTTTCATTGCCTCGACCAAAGGAGAAAATAATATGGCGAAAATCGTAGTTTTAGGCAAGGAACTTGAGGGAGATTTTTTCGATGCTGACTTTATGGAGCGATATGAGACCGCTACAAGAGATATGCATAACAAGGCGACAGATGCCCGCGATCGGAAGTATGAAAAGGTAGCGGACGCCTTCCGTGAGCAGTGTACAGTGGCTAGGGAATATTTTGATAGGATTTTCGGAAACGGTACCTCTAAGGAACTCTTTGGGGACAGAATGAACCTTAGAGATTGCATGGAAGCCATTGCAGAACTTACAGACTGTGCGGCAGAGGCAAAGAAAGAGATTAACGACCTTACGAATAAGTATACTCAGCGGTCTAAGTCTTTCAGTCAGGTCGTTTCCGCTAAAAAGCATTGAACCTCATTTTAGATGGTCTGCCGGAAGTGGTTGAGATTGCCGGCACTTCGGTAAAGATTGATACATCCTTCCGCACAGGGATTATCTTTGAGGAAATGCTGTCCGATCCGGAGCTATCTGACGAAAATAAACTCCTAACAATGCTCGAACTTTACTATCCCGGAATAGTTTTTGACGAAACAACAATTCGGGAGGCAATCGAAAAAATCTTTTGGTTTTACCGCTGTGGTTCAGAACCGCGGCAGACAGCCGGCGGAGATGAGGGCGGTGAAACAGTTTTTTCCTACGAGTACGACGCCGATTACATTTATGCCGGGTTTATGTCCGCTTATCGGATAGACCTTGCAAAAGAGACGCTCCATTGGTGGCAGTTTCGGGCCCTTTTTCGTTCATTACCGGAAGATACGCAGATAATGAAAATCATAGGCTACAGGTCTATGAAAATCTCTCCCAAACTCTCAAAAGAGCAAAAGGAGCATTATAAGCGTATGAAACGTATATATGCACTTCCGGGAAGATATGAGCAAACAAAGGCAGAAAGTGACCTTACTGAAATCCTTATGAAAGGCGGAAATCCTTCCGCGCTATTAAATGTTGAAGGAGACAGTAAGCAATGGCAGACGGAACACTAAATTTTGATACCAAAGTCGATTCCTCGGGATTTTCCGGGGCTGTTGGCCAGCTCGGTGGAATAGCCGGGAAAGCATTTGCAGGAGTGACTGCTGCAGTTGGTGCCGGCACAGTCGCATTCGCTGCATTGACAAAGAGTGCCCTTGATAATGTAGCAAGCTATGAGCAGTTAGTCGGCGGAGTAGAGACACTTTTTGGTGCCGGCGGTGCAACAATCGAAGAATACGCTGCGAGCGTAGGCAAATCCGTGTCTGAAGTAGAGGGACAGTTTTCTACCCTCGAAAAGGCTCAAACTACGGTACTGGACAATGCGAATAAGGCATATCAGACAGCCGGTATGTCCGCAAACCAGTATATGGAGACGGTCACAAGCTTTGCGGCCGCTCTAAAGCAAAGTACCTCAGATGAAGTAGAAGCGGCGAATGTAGCTGACCAAGCAATCCGAGATATGTCTGATAATGCAAATAAGATGGGTACCTCAATGGAGAGCATCCAAAATGCATATCAGGGCTTTGCAAAGCAAAACTATACAATGCTGGACAACCTGAAGCTTGGGTATGGGGGCACAAAAAGTGAAATGGAGCGCCTTCTTGCTGACGCGGAAAAAATCCATCAGCAAACAACCGGAGAGATTACACATTACGACATAAACAATCTTTCTGATGTTTATACGGCAATCCATGAGGTACAAACAGAACTCGGAATCACCGGAACAACTGCAAAGGAAGCCTCTACAACTATAGAGGGATCTATGAACGCCGCAAAGGCAGCGTGGGACAACTTTCTCACAGGCACAGGGGATGTAGACCAGCTAGCTGAATCAGTTGCAACCTTAGCGAACAATGTCGTGACCAATCTTTCAGAGATAATCCCGAGACTTGCATCGGGCTTACCGGCGCTGGTGTCAAAGCTCGGTGATATGATTCCCGGGCTGTTCAATCAGATACTACCGGCATTAATAAATGGGGCGGTAATCCTAATAAATGGTCTTGTGACGGTTCTTCCGGAACTAATTCAGGGACTCGTGCCTCCTCTTATTGCTGGCGCTGTATCTGTAATAGGGGCGCTCGTTAGTGTTCTTCCCTCGCTTCTTTCTACACTTGGCTCAATAGGCCTCGACCTTATGAATACGATTGCAGAAGGGGCAAATTCATTTGACTATGCCGGATTTGCTGAAAGCATTGTAAAGGGCATATCAGGATTTATATCCGGAGGAGGGTTCGAGCAGTTTGCGGAATCAGCAGTAAACATACTTGAAGGACTTTCTCAAGGGATAAGTACCGCGCTTCCGGTGCTCATTCCAGAGATTGTAAAACTTGTTATTTATATCGGTAAAACTATCATTCAGCAGATTCCAACGCTCATTCAATGTGCTGGAAAACTGTTAGTAGGGCTTGCGCAAGGAATAGCAAAATCATTACCGGTGATAGCCGCAGAAATACCCAACATTATAACTGCAATTATAACGGCCCTCGTTGAGGGAATACCGATGATAATCTCTTGTGCCGGAGATATACTGATAGCCCTTGCGGATGGGCTATTAACTGCTATTCCGGCTTTGATTGCGGCGATACCAAGTATTATCATGGCGATTTTCAACGGTCTTGTGACCGGTATACCGAAAATCATTACAGCAATAATTCAACTGATCCAAGCGATTATACAAAAGTTAGGTGAGCTCGCAGCAGGGCTTTTTGCGTGGGCAGCCACAACAATGGGAGCGTGGATTCAATCAATCGGCGAGTGGTTTGCACAAATCCCCGGCACTATTTGGACGCATCTTATAAGCGTTTTGACGACACTCGGAGAGTGGGGGGATTCAGTCATAGATTGGATTACAACAAACGTTCCCGCATGGATTGAAAGTGTGGGTGAGTGGTTTGCTCAACTTCCTGAATCAATAGCTTACGCACTAGGATTTGCAATTGGTTCAATCATAAAGTGGGGCGCGGATGTTGTGAAATGGATTTCGACAAATGTACCTACTTGGATTGAGAACATAACAACATTTTTCTCAGAGCTGCCCGGAAAGATTTGGGTTTGGCTTGTTGATACTGTAACTAAAATCATAGAATGGGGCGTTAATATGAAAGACAACGCCTCTACTGCAATTCAGAGCATGATTGATGCAGTTATAAACTTCATGCAGCAGCTACCCGGAAAAGTTTGGACATGGTTAGTCGATACAGCAAACAAACTGAACCAGTGGAGACAGGACCTTGTAACTAAAGGCACTGAGGCCGCAACAGGACTATTTAATGCGGTTGTCGATGGAGTAAAAGGCTTACCGGATAAAATGCTTTCTATTGGAGAGGATATTGTTACAGGGATATGGAACGGAATCTCCTCTGGCTGGGATTGGCTGACTGATCAGGTGAGTAGCCTTGCAGAATCACTTTTGGAGGGGGCAAAGGATGCTCTTGGAATTGCATCCCCGTCTAAAGCTTTCCGCGATGAGTTTGGTCGTTGGATCTTGCCCGGTGCAGAAATAGGTATAGAAAAGACCATGCCTAGTGCTCTAAAGACCATGAGGACAAGTGCAAGAGCACTCCTTGAAGAAATGAAGGGTACCGTATCCGACTATAGCGGAGAGATTGCGCTATCTGCCGGAGCGTCAGAAAGCCGAAGGGCATTTTCTGCCGGGGGAACATCGGTTTATTACGATAACCGAATTGAACAGACGAACAACTACCATGAAGCAGTTCCTGCTCCGTCGGTCGTGGCAAAAAATCAGCGCGAGGCGATTCGTAATATCGTCGGAGGTGTGAAATAATGGCAAATCAGATTAGAGTGGTTCTCTCGTGTAACGGGAGGACCCTTACTTTTGGTAAGGACAGTGATATTGACATCACGAAGATAACCGGGCTAGAGAGCTCGGATATCGAAATCAGTAAAAGCGATAACGCCCTTGTAGACGGTGAAACCGTAGACGGAATCAAGATAAAGGGCAGACCAATACATATTGAGGCTTCTTTTCGGGATTTAAAGAACAATAAAGAAAACAGGCAAAATCTGATTAAGTTCTTCAATCCGAAGTACACGGGAAAAGCCCTAATTGAGTATATGGGTGTATCGCGGAACATAGAATATAGGCTCGAAGGCTGGACTTTTAAAGCGAAGGCTTCGCTTGATGCAAGGCTGGCCATTGTTGTGGATTTGTACTGTCCGGACCCGTATATGCTGAATATTGATAATTTTGGTAAAAACATGGCGGCATACACACCTCTCTTTGCCTTCCCTTGGATGAAAACTGCGAAGAAGGTTTCCGGTCTGAAAAGACCGTATTCCGGATGCGCCATAGGGGGCTTTACTTTTGGCTATAGAACCTTACATAAAGAGGTTGCGCTATCAAATGATGGGGAT